CTTCACCTCCTTCTTCACCTCCTTCTTCACCTCCTTCTTCACCTCCTTCTTCACCTCCTTCTTCACCTCCTTCTTCACCTCCTTCTTCACCTCCTTCTTCACCTCCTTCTTCACCTCCTTCTTCACCTCCTTCTTCATCTTCATAATCAATCCCATACATAAATGAATTTGTTTGATATCCTCGTAATGGGATCATTTCTACCACCTTACTTTCTTTCATTTTTTTAACTTTTCCAATTGGTTTCCATTCATTGCATATTGGTTCTCCCCACTTTTCTTTACACATACTACCTGTATTCTGTTTTTTTCTATATTCACATTGTGTAAATCCTTCTTGAATATTCTTTTTTTTATTACTTAAAATCATTAACCCTAGTATTAATATAACAAGTATTACTATTCTTTTCATAATACATAACAAATAAAATAAAATAAAATGTCAACGGATATGGATATTTTCATGGATATGATGTCTGATCAAGATACACCGTTTTCTGAAGTTGTTGAAAATGGAAAACCTAATTCTTACTACCAAGGACTAGGTATACATATTCTAAAACAAATAGATACCAATGAACATTATTTTCATTTTCTTCAATCAATACTCTCTAATTTCAAAAATTTAGAAGAAGAACATAAAAAAATTATCCAAGAAGGAATGGGGATAAAACCCGAAGTAATTATTAAGGAGAAAATAGTTTATAAGGAAAAACAAACTAAAAAAAATAAAAATAAGAAACCCGTCATAAATACACGAGATGATTATTAATTATCTTCATCATCCGAAATTAATTGAAAATTATTTAATGGTAGCAATTCAACCTTCTTTTTCCTCTTCTTCGACTCTAGAATACGGTCCTTTAGATTTTGTAATTCATTAGGATCATTACGATAATATAATAAATCTTTATAGAATTGTAGGATTTTATCAATTGAATTCATCCACCATTCTTTATCCCTTTTCACAAGAGTACATTCAAATCGGTCAATCTTCCACCATTTAATCTCATGAAAATTTTCTTTCGTTTGATTCTCAATCCAGTCTAATAATTCTTGATTTGTTTGATTTAGACAACTGTACTTGTAGGATAATTTCTCACCCTCCTTATATGTAATAACTACTCCCTTTGGATAATTTAAACTAGTCCTTCCATTCTGGAGAATACCATCAATCATGAATATATCCTTACAATATTCTTCATAATTATCATATTCAATTACTTTAACTTGAAGGAAATCACACTCATCTAAATCACATACTTCGAGCTGACCTTGAACTTGCATTAAATAATGCGCAGGGACTGTTTTTGTAAATTTACGCTTTGGAGGACATTTTATTTCAACCATACGAGCAATATAATCATCATTCCCTGTATCATCACAAATACCATCTGGAGATGCTCCAAATGCATCAAACTTTGGATGAGGAATACAACCGAAATCTAATATTTTTACATTGTAGAGTTCTTCATAAAACATAATAGCTACATCCTCATATTTAACCCCCCATTCAGTGATAGGATTTGGTTCAAATGGTTTTTCTTCTATTTTTGACAATATTAATTCATCTCGACTTTGAAAATGACAGTGGCCTATTGCTGCCCCTAATGAACTTGCTGTTAGCTTATTTTTCCGCATTTCATACCATTCTTTTGACCTTTGTTCAGGTAATTTAAGTTTTTTTAATTGTTTCAATTTATTTCTTCGTTTATTCACTGTATTTTTTTTATCATTTAATTTTTCTATTGTCCCTTGAATCAGTGTATGGAGAACATACTTCTCATCTTTAGTTGTATCTTTATAGATTTCCATTAAATCAATAAGAATACTTGTAAAATCTATCTCTCCTTCATAATTATGAATAAAGGTTTCAATATCATCCTTTGTGATATTCATATCATTCTGTTGCATATTACTTATATTAGAAATCAATTTTTAAATATTAAATTTGAAATACGGTTTATTTAAAAAACTAAATACTATCCATTATAAAATGTCATCCGATGAAGAAGATTGTAGGATTAAATGCCTTACGTGTAAGAAAGAGATCTTTGAAAAACCATGGTTAATTGTTAAATTGAATGAAGAATGCTCTTTTTATGGATGTTCCTATTTATGTTCAAATCAATTTAAAGAATTAATTGGTGTAGGATACTGGAACAAAGTGGTTAATAAAGAAGATTTTTCTGAACCAAGGCCTGTTTATGGATATTCGAATAGAGTATCGAATGGAGATATTACAACAGGGTTTGGAATGGATGAAATAAAAGATGAAGTCCAGCAAGAGAATGAAAGGATCGATAGGATTGAAGATGATTATTATATGGAGTATTCTTCGGATGAGGATAATTATGAATATTAATTTATTCAATACAATAAATGGAAGAATTAGTAGGGGAAAGATGTTTTCAAATATTAGATAATAAAGAATATATCTTTTTTTATTTTGGTGCATCATGGTGTAAACCATGTCAAGAAATTCTCCCCTTAATGGAAGATCTAATACGGGAATATGATCCGGAGATAATCAAATTCTATAAAATTGATATTGATAACGAAGAAAATAAATTAATTTGTGAAAAATGTAAAATTAAAGTTGTTCCTTCTTTTTTATTATTTAAGGGACGTACATTTATTAACCGAACAAAAGGTAATAATATATCTTCTATAAGAGAGATGATAAATTCAGTATTTTTTCCAGATGAACAAATGTCACCAATTAAACAAGAAAAAGTAGTAGAAGAAGGGGAAAAAGTAGAAGAAAAAAAAGATCCATTTACTCTTAATAGAGAAATATTTAATAAGAAAAGGTTATTTAAATAAATAATATATTATACTATAATAAATCTATGAAGATTAATTCAATTAAAGTAATTTTCTTTCTAGTCATGATACTATTTATACTTAACTCATCACGAATTGTTGAAGGACTTACCTAATATTTTTTTATAATGTATATTAAATATACCCATGGATTCTTTTGTAATTGTTCTATTTATTTTAGTGTTATTTGCTATTTTTATATGTTTTAAAAATAGAAATAATAATGAAACTATTATTGAAGGGATGGAAGGAATAACAGAAGAAGAAATTCGTGAACTTCAAAATATCCGTAATTTACCTGGGATGGGTACATGCAAAGAAAATGGTAACCCAGTCCACGGAGACCACGATGAAATTCATTGTACAGGTTTAACAGGTTATAAACTCTCGTGGGTTACAATTGATGAAAAGAAAGGTTTTCTTTCTGACCTTGAAAATTTAGATGCTGATACATATAAAGATGAAGTATCTGTCGGGCAAGTAGATATAGTGAACGTTGATGGTGAATGTTATAGATATAAAGGAGATGAAAAAGTAAACATCAGTGAAGAAATGGATAAAAAGATTGCTTTACATCCATGTAAATATGATGGGAATGATGAATATTGCTTAAATAAAGATACAGGGGAATACCTACCTGAATCTACAGAAGCGACATGTGAATCATCCGATAATGGAATATGGCTGAACCCACTTAACTCTCCAAGTCTACCTGAATCATGGAAAAATTCGGCATGTTCTATATCATTGAATGATGGTGGAGCAGGAGATGGTGAAGAAAAAGAGAGGGCAGGGGGAGTAAGTCAAAGGGACTGTTTTAAAGTTTCCGAAATAAAACTTCCAGTTTGCTCAAAACCCGATGGAACACAAATGAGACCAATGAGATTTTGGAAAGCATTACATACACCAGGTATAACAGTAGAACAGGCATGTGAGGGAATACCAACCGGAAGGGATTGGCATCATGGGGTGGGAAGTACCCTCTGGGGTGACGAAACAATCGCTCGAATTTTTGCATCTATACCAAGTGAAGTTAATGAGCTTGATAACGAAGCTGCTCGTTTAGAACATAACGCAAGAACATCTGAACGAGTAGCCATGAAACATGCTAAAACAATTATCCAAGAATTAGAAGATGCAAGTCTTGAGGAGGCAGAAATGGATTGTTCATTTGAGGATGTAGATTCCCCCTATCATGGAAACGATAAACAAGGTTCAATGGGAACAATAAATGGATATACATGTGGAGAGGAAGGGGACAGTTTTACTAATGATGATGGAGATCCAATAAACAATTTGAGTGAAAACTGTAGTATTAGTAATCTTTCTTGTTCTGATAATTTTAAGAGAAGTGTTGATCCAATGAATATCAGATGTTCACTGAAAGATGAAAAATATGTATTTAAGTATCAAGGATGTGAACCAAATGTTTGTAAAATTCCCGATAATTTTAATGAAAAATATGAATTTAAAGACCCTTCGGAATTACGTTCAGCTGGACATACGGTTACGATTAATGATGTTAAGGATATGAAAACTCAAGAATTAAAAGTAAAATGTAAAAATGGATATAGTGGAGAACCAACTGATGTATCTTGTCCCGATGAAGGTACGCTTAATATAAGTGGTTGCGATTTAAATGTTTGTTCAGCAACATGCGATAGTGAATACGAATTTAAAGGATGTAATAATATAGGTAATGTCTCTATAGATTCATTTTATGAAACTATGAATATGAATTCTCCATGGGATGTATGTGATACAGATTTTAATAATGCCAAGGGCCCTTGTTTTCGATGTAAACCACCAAACAACTTTCATTTAACTTCAGATGATGATGCTTATAATGAATACTACAATCAAAAAACAGAAAAAGTTTGCTTACCCCTCTTATCAGAGAATAGAGAAATATGTTCAGCAGCAAATACAGAAGAAGAATGTAATGGGGTTGTTTCAAATACAGAAGAACAAGAAAAATTATGTTCGTTTGATACTAGAAAGGTTAAAGATATTCAACCTTATCCAACAGTTAAGTGTAAAGATAACAATAGTCCATTTACATTTTCAGGTTGTCAACAAAATCAATGTATTAATCCACAACAAGAAGGTCATAATTTTGTCTACGATTCAAGCCGATTCGATGGGGATGATAAATTAATAAAACCAATCCATATTAAAGACTACGTAAAAGTAGATAATGATGATATATATAGTAAATACAAACATGATAATAATCCTTCATCCGATGAAATAATCAAAATACCAGATTTAAATGGTAAACTTCTTTGTGGAACAAACTATACGAATAAAGGTCAAAATAATTCAAGTATTGGTGTTGATAAAACTATTCCTTTAAAAAATATCCAATGTTATAATTTCTACGATTATTATAATAAATCAGACCCTACTACACCGGTACCTAATTATTCAAAACCACCTATATCACAAAAGGGAGATACAATTGAATATATTACTAGTGAAAGTGAGTTACCCACCTATCTAAGTGAAAATCAATCCATTCCGAGAAATCATTACTTTTCAGTTGGTGGTTGTGAAGAAAATTATTGTAAGTGGCCAACATATAACAATATCTCATACAATAGTCCACAGAAAAGAATTAATAACGATGAAAAAAGATTTATTCTTGGTTATAAACATGATGATCTAGATATGACTACTACACAAACCGCTCGTAGTTTTGCAGGATATATAGAAGGAGAGGGTGCTACACTAACATGTGATACTGAATGTACACCTGAACCACAATATTCATATGAAGAAATTAATAATTTTCTCTCAGAAGTAAATGATGATGATATAAAAGCAGGTGGTAATGATAATCTCCATACAGCTGAGAGTTTTCATGAAGTTGCAAGAGGAGGTCCATTTAGTATCTCCCGTTGTTGGAATCAAACTACATCCCCCACAGTAATATGTAATGGTCAAGAATGTAATAAAGAGGATAGCGATTGTAATGCTGTTGTGAGTGGTTGTGAACAAAATAAATGTACATTAAGTAATGAAGATCAAGTAAATGGGACACGTATCATTATCGAAGGGCCTCTTGATAATGAAGGTAAACCCATGTATGATACAATTGGTGTTAAGTCAGATGGAAGTCCGAAAGAACATGAGGCATTTAATGTCGATCAAATAAGACATATCTCGTGTAATAATAATTATTCAAAACCATTAGAAGATGATGGAACAATTAAAGATATAGAGATCCGTTGCCCGGTTGATGGTGGAGAATTTGTCATTGATAATAGATGTATCAGGACAGAGTGTGAAGGGACGAAGGTCGTTGATAGAATTAATTTATCAAGCGTTAATGGAGATGTAAATAGTATTTGCCCCAATAAAACATGGGAAAATTCACATATTGCTCAACATAGAGGATCAAATGAAACGGATATATTAGTTGAAGATCAAGGAAATATTAATTTCAATGAATCATGTGATCCTGATAGTTCCGAAGTATCTGATGAAATAACTCAACTCAATAAATCTAGATACACTCAAGAAACAATTGATGGTACTTCTTCAATCCCATTGTGTAATATAGATATTCAATCACAAAATATTTCGACATTTAAGATACCAACATTAGCGAAGTCTTCGTGTAATTATACACCGAATATAAATGTAAGTAATCCAGAAAGTACCTTTTCAAAGCCACAATATGAATTATCTGGTTGTCAACCCAATTTATGTAAAATACCCAATGAAGAAATGGGATATACATACAATAACCTTAGCCCGGGTGATATAGTTTCAAAAGAATTATTATTTGGCCCTTATTTCTCAGAGAATAAGCCTGATTTTATCGTTCAAGATTCCTATGATAGCTATATTAATAAAAGTATTACTTGTTCTGAAGGATACAATGGTGATGTATCTTTAGAATGTAATTCAAGTCAACCATCATGTTTCCCAGATTGTGCTGAGGATTTTACTATGAGTGGTTGTTCTAAAAATAAATGTATTATTCCTAATAAAGAGGCCCCTTCAGGGAGCGACGGGAGAAAAGTATACGATAATTTATCAGAGGAAGAACAAAAATTGTGGGATAATATAATAAATCAGTATAATATTTTAGGTGATGATGTCATAAAAACACAGTATGAAGAGGGTGAAAAATTAACTACAGATGAATTACGTATTACCCAGGAAAGTAATTGTGGACCGAATCATAAACTAAACCCTAATACTCCTAAAATAACATGTCCAACTGATGGAAAGGCATTCGTAAATATGATTAGGGATAAAGATACTGGTACGGATGGGTTATGTATTGAAAAGACATGTTCTATACCGAGTGAATTGTATGATGAAAGTGATACAACTGTCAATAATATTCGTAAATTAATAAGAGAAGGTCAACTAAACCAAATTCTTCTAGATAAAGAGATAGATCTTCCTTCAGATGAACAAAAATTAAGGGAATTAAAACAATATTTATTTAATACTGGTTCACAAGATTCACAACTAGGGGCATATAAAGTATCTGAGGGAGTTGATTTAACAAATATCGATCAAAGTGATTTATCCATGGATAATTTTAGAGGTATTACATGTTCGAATAACTATTATGGGGAACCTCAAATAAATTGCACTACTGATGAATATTCATTTACAGGGTGTAGTGAGAAGTACTGTTCCCTTCCTGAATATAGTGATTCTAGATTTTATAAAGAAGATGAAAGAAAAAAACTCTTAACTCTTCAAAAAATCCAAGGAGGAGGAATTACTGAACAACAATTTAATAAGACATATAAAAACAGTAGTTTAGATTTTGGTTGTGGTCCTCTCGCATTTAAAACAGAAGATGTGGTTGCTTCATGTAATACAAATGGTCAAACTTTTGAATATAAAGGTTGTAAAGAAAGGGTTTTACCAGTAGAAAATAGCACAACAGGTCATATCATTTATGTATACTATCCGGGAACATGTGTCGGAAGGAGGAATAATGCATTTATCTATATTAGTGGAACAGACATTATGGATACCGAAAAATCACAAGGTTCTTCAGTAACACATAACATTATAACGGACACCCTTGATACAGCTGGAGATACTTATTATTATAATACTGAATCAGGAGTAGCACAAGAGGCTCGTCCGGATATTGATGATTTACAGGGAACTTCGTGGATTGAGTTACAAACAAAGATAAAATATGAATACAAAGGTGATGGACTAGTGGAACAAAATATGAAAGAATTTTTAGATACAACACATAAATATGCAGATAGTAATGAAGATGTTGGTGGATACAAGTTAAGCAAAATAAGTAAAATAGCTGCAGAAGTCTATAATATTCAAAAATCAGGTGGGAAACCAGATAATTTTAATGAAGGTGATTTATTAGCTTTCCTAAGTGAAGGTAAAGGTGTCTTAGAGTTTGGTACACTAATAAGTGAACAGAAGTCTCGAGCTGGTTTAGATGACAGTTGTATCCTAGAAATTAATGAAGGTTATGATTGGGATGAGGTCTGGGGAGAGAGGAGTAGTAATGATAGTAATCTATGGGTTTATACCGATAATGATATACTTAGACATGAAAGGATCCCAAGTAATACAAGTATATTCTTTAAAAAGATAGTCCTAGATACCCAAATTTCTAATCCAGAAAAACGTTGGGCGTGGAGAGATCTTTCAGAAGAAGGTCTCCCTAGTCGTTAAATTAATTTAAAGGTTTAAAATTAAGATAATTAATAAATGGACGGAGAAAATATATTACAATTATCTTTTGATACCCTTAATCTCAAAGATAATCTATTAAGGGGTATCTACTCGTATGGTTTTGAAAATCCATCAAAGATACAGCATGAATCTATCCCAGTTTTATTAACTGGTAAGGATCTTATTGCTCAAGCTCAATCAGGTACAGGAAAAACAGGTGCTTTCTTAATTGGTGCTCTACAAAAATTAGATGAATCAAAGAAAGAAACACAAATATTGATTTTAGCCCCTACACATGAGTTAGTTCATCAGATATATGAAGTAACCACAGAATTAAGTAAGTACCTAGATGTTACAGTTATGGAAGTCGTTGGAGGGACAAATGTTTCAGACTGTCAACGAGGATTAAATAAGGATCCTCAAATCATTATTGGAACACCTGGAAGGGTCCTTGATATGATTCAAAAAAGATATCTATTTACAAGTAATATCCATACACTTATCTTTGATGAAGCAGATGAAACATTATCTTATGGATTTAAGTTAACTATTTATAATATTATTAAAACAATTCCAGAATCTTCTCAAATCTGTTTATTCAGTGCAACAATTCCGGAGGATATTATTGAACTTTCGGATAATTTTATGAAAAACCCGTTGAAGCTCCTTGTTAAAAAAGAAGCATTAACTCTTGAAGGAATTACTCAATTTTATATTAATATTAAGGTTAATGATTGGAAGTATGATGTTCTTAAGGACTTATATGATACAATTAATATTTCTCAATGTATTATCTACATTAATTCAAAAAATAAATTAATGGATATATATGATAGTTTAATGAAGGATAATTTTCCTGTTTCATGTATTCATGGAGAATTAACATCAGAAGATAGAAAAAAAGTAATGGAAGAATTCAGGAGTGGGCATTCTCGAATCCTTCTATCAACTGATTTATTATCAAGAGGAATTGATGTTCAACAATTATCACTTGTTATTAATTTTGACTTACCTAAATCCAAAGAAACATATATTCATCGTATTGGAAGAAGTGGAAGATATGGACGAAAAGGTGTGGCAATTAATCTAGTTACCGATCGAGATATTTCGTATATGAAAGAAATTGAAGATTTCTATGAAACAAAGATTATCGAAATGCCTCAAAATTTAGAAGATTATCTAAGTGTATAATATATGAAGTATGCCCCTATTGATAAGTGCTCGGGACCATTGTGGGAACCGAAATTATGGAATAATTTAAGTGATATCCCACATTTGGAAAACACAAATTGTTATGAATATGCATTTAATTATATCAGCTATAGAGAGGATAAACTTCAACCGGGTGAATTAAGTTCAGGTAAATTTAAAGATTATACATGTGAAAGTATTATCAATAAAATGAAAGAAGATTATCAAGATATTCTAGATAGCTATTTTAGAGAAAAACTAGATTGTTCACGTTATAAAATTGCCCTCGCAATTAATACAACCAAAGGTGATGAAGATTATCATTTTTATCGTCAAGATAATAATGGATTATGGAGTCATAAAACTGGAACAAATAATATATCACGTATTGATGCCAGCGAAAATATAATAACTAATCCTGAATATTGTGATAGAGATTATACTAAGGGTGGTCAAATAGATGATGAAAATAATTACGATTTATTCTGTGGCTACTTTTCTATTCCAAATAGAGAAGGACCAATTGTAAGGGTCTAATCATTAATATTTAAAAGGTGTGCGTAAATATGATAATAAAATAATTTTTGTTTATTTAAATGGATGAATTAAAATTAGACCAAGACCCTGACAATAAATTAATACAAATTGATACTAATTCGGCAGAAACAAACCTTACTATTAAGAACGACGAAAGTACAATGTTAGGGGTTGAATTACTTGCAAATCAAAAAAATAATAAAGCAGATTTAAGTGTTACTGATAGTATTGGTTATTCAAGTGGAGAAGATACCGTGAAAAGTGATAAAAATATTACTCCGAATGAAGATTATGATTTTTTTCATCAAGTCGGAGAGGATAACACTAACATGGAATTAAAAGAAGAACAAGATAATAAAGAACCAGAAATAAAAAAGATTCATGCCCCTTTACCACAAGATGATCCAATGATTAATTCAATTAAGGGAGCAGAAAATAGTGAGTTTCGTCCAATCCATGCGATGACTTCACAGGATATTAAGAATGAGAAAATCGATCTTATCTATAAGTTTAAAAAATTAGAAGGTCAAGGGATCAGGACAACTATGAATTACAATATGAATTCACAATTAGAGGATATGAGAAATGAATATTTTAAATTAAAAAAACAAAGGGAAATTGACAATTCAATTAAGTTTCAAAGAAAAGTAATGATGGCTGCAATTACTGGATTAGAATTTTTAAATAATAAGTTTGATCCTTTTGATATAAAACTAGATGGATGGTCTGAATCAGTAAATGAGAATATTAATGATTATGATGAAGTATTTGAGGAACTATCTGAAAAATATGGAGGAAAATCAGATGTTGCTCCCGAGATTAAATTACTTATGATGTTAGGCGGTAGCGCTTTTATGTTCCATTTAACAAACACATTATTTAAATCATCGATACCCGGAATGGATGATATTATGAAACAAAATCCAGATTTAATGAAACAATTTGCTAAAGCTGCCGTTGGATCAATTGGTCAAGAGACACAAAGGGTACCTGATCCTGTCCGGACAAATGTACCAAAACCTGAGAGAAAAGATATGAGTGGTCCGGCAGGTATGGAAGATATCATGAATGAAATGAATTTCCAAGCAAATGAAATACCTGACCTCGATAATATATCTCTTCTAAGTGGAGAAAGTGGAAATAGAAGTAGTGGTAGTGGTATCACACTTAATTTATAGAACCTCTTTCATTTCAGTTAATTCATTAATAATTTCATCTATTTTTTTATCTTTATTCTCTTCAGGAGTATCATCTTTTTGAGTTAAAAAGTCTTCTCCATTAAATAATTCACTAATAATAAGGACAAATAAGATTGTAAGAATAATTGCACATTGAATATCTCTTGTAGCCATAAAAAATACACAAAAGATAAATAATTTCCTTACCATTGGATTCTCAATCATTTTTTTTTGAGAATCATTTAACTCGGTAATAATAAACCTCCCACCAATTGTAACGATAATCATCATACATCCAATAAAAAACTTGTTCTCATTTAGATTACTAATTATATCCTTCATTATTTATAATATATATTGTAAAAAAAAAAATATTTTTATATATTAATATTAATATCAATATATGATGAATAATTCAGGTGGAGCCCTTTTAACCGAGGTTTATGGTTCGGATAGTATTAAAGTTAAAAAGAAGGATAAAAGAAAGAAAGAATTACGATACTTACCCGAAAATAAAGGATATCTTTATCCAGAACAACTTGAAAAAGTTGAATTATTTGATAAACATTTCCATGAAAAATCGAATATTATGCCCTTTGGAACTCACTCCGAAGATAATTATTCACCTATAGACCAAGAAAAGAAGACCCAAGGAACGCATTTTCCATATGATTCATATACTTTAGACGGTCATCGTAAACCATCTCCTCCAACAGTAAAAGAAGAACCCCCGACATTAGAACCACCCCCTCCACAACCAATACCACCAACAGAAAAAGGAGAAGTTCCTTCAAAGGTATATGAACAACCTCCAAAACATTGGGCGTGGGATAAAGGTGTGAAAATAAGTCATCAAGAATACAAAGAATTTCAAGATTTTAAAAAATTCAAAGCAAATCAACAAATAGAAATCATTCAACAACAAAGAGAAAAGTCTCAAGAAGCGACCAAAGAAAGTTTTTCAAATATTAATGATGATTTTAATGATGTTCTCTTATTTGGACTCCTAGGAATTTTCTTTTTAATTTTTACAGACTATGTTTACAAACTTGGAAGGAAGTCATATTAATTTTATAGTATAATGTATATATGTCTTTTCATATTGTATTCATAGTAATAATAATAATAATAATAACCCTATTATTATTCAATAATAATAATAATAATAAAGAAGGTTTTCTAACTTCTTCTGATATGTCATCATCATCAACCCCATTATTACAATCACAACTCCGACAATTATATCAAATAAGGGAAAATATCATCGAAATAAATAATAAAAATGATATTACAGATGAAGAACTCCAAAGTAGCTTACAATTGCAACTTGATAACCTAGAAATGGTAAAAACAAACATCAAGGAGATAATTCGTCAAGTATCTGACATCACAATTGAAGATATAAATGACTTTCATCGTAAAGAAATATTAAAGTCGCATATAATAATTAATCAAAAACTTAAGAGGTATACACCACAAGATCTTGAAATTATTGAAACAATTCTTAAAGAAATTAAAGAAGACCTACTTACAAATGATAATACAGAAGAAAGAGAACGATTGATTGAAGAAGAAAACGAACAAAATAATATTATCGGTAATAAATTAGTCTCACTTACAAAGTTTGAAGTATATGATAAATATAAAGAATTAAAAGATACTTGTTCAAAAATACCTCCCTCTTTTTGTATTCCTTATAACGAAGATGATATAAATATATGTAAAGAATATGATAATAATGAAAAAAGCTGTACAGATGAACGAATCTGTAATGGCGATGAATGTTCTCCTCGATGTATGTATTTTCAAGATTATAAAAAAGCCACTATCTTTTCAAATTTAGAATACTATCGGGAAAGAATAAAACAACTCGAGAGATTAAATAATGAATTTACTGATATAGAAACTCAAAAGAATCAAATTGAAAGTGAAAGATTACGTATTAATAATGAACTAACGAATCTACAATCAGAATATAATAGATTATCTCAATTACTAGAAGGATCTTCTTATGAAGAAAAACAAGCATATATTAATACTTTAGAAGGAGAGAAAGAAGAGTATATGATTTTAAATCGATGGAGTGGATGGGATAGGGATAGGGCTACAGATCAAAAAGTAAATTACCTAAATGAGATGAAATTAGGTAATGATCAATGCTCGAAAGAAAAAGAAGGATTAAAACAAAAACATCGTAAAGAATTACAGAAACAAATATCGAATACAAATCGTATCAAAATACAATTGAATAATATTGCAAGTCAATTATTAAAATTAAAACAGAAGGGGAAAAAGAAGGAAAAACCATCAAGTAGTAAAGCAATTACTACTCCTTCTTCAAATAAATGTGGTAATCGTAAGAAGGTATCACCCAATTGTAATTATAGAATGTCAAGGATTCACAAACGTTTACGGAGAAACGAATGTCATAAACGATATAGTACATATAGAGGGGAAGACCTTATGTGTCAATATGTTAGGAGAAGGGCAGGTGTGTACTCATGTGATTTTTGGAAGCCAGGAAGGAAACATACAAAAAAACCATGTAAATCTGGTGGTACTTCTTCTTCAAAGAGAAGTTGTAAAGGGAGAAGAAGAGTTGGAAATTGTAATCGAGGGCGTCCAAATAGTTATCAATGTAGAAGGCGTTATAGTTTATATCAAGGGGAACCTCTTCAGTGCCAATATGTTAGAAAGGGGCGAGGGTACTCGTGTGATCTTTGGAAACCTGGAAGGAGATATACAAGAAGACCATGTTAAATTACTATCTATAAAAGATCATTCATTTTTTGTTTCATTGATGTTAAATCATAATCATTGTAGGTTGCAAAATTACCTGATGGTTTATATTCATCAATTAATCTATATTCTTCTTTCTTTTTATTCTTATTTTTTTTAACCCTACTTTGTGAAGGTTGTTTCTTACCTTTTAACTCCCATGTAATAAATAACCAATTAGGGTCAATATAAATTAATTGAAAACCATCTTTTTTTAATAATTCAATTAAATATCTTTTTAGATCTTCAATATTATAAAGAGGGACCCCTATAATAAATTCAGGTATCTGGAAAAAACAATACGTTTTTTCAAGCCGGGCATTATATTTAATACGATTGTGTATTTTTTTTAATATCCCATCAAACTTTTCATATCGTTTCATATTTTTTTCCCATATCGTTTCATAAAGATTATTGATATTTAAAGAACTCATAATAATTATTGAATAAAAAAATTTTTCAATAAAATATTTAATACATTAATATTAATGAAATTAGATACATTGTTTTTATCTGGTGGTGGAATCAATTGTATATCATTATTAGGGGTATTTAAATACCTCTTTGAAAATAATATAATTCAACGGAATTTTAAAGGAATTAAAAATATTGTATGTGTCTCCGGAGCAGCTATATACATTTTACCACTACTTTTAGGGTTTTCCTTAGATATGACAATAAAGGTATGCCGTTCTTTAGATAGTAAAAAGATCATTAATTATTCAGAAATGGATGTAAATAATATTTTTAATGATTTCGGTCTATATGATAATGATTTCATATTTCATATATGTTCTATAATCTTAAAAAATAAAGGATTGTCGGAAAAGATAACAATGAAAGAATTATATGAACACACAAAAATTAATTTAGTACTTAAGACTACAAATATTACAAAATATCGAATTGAATATATTAATCATGAATCAGATCCAGAATTATCAATGATAGATGCAATAAGGATGTCCTCAAGTATCCCCCTAATATTTAAACCGATTACATATAAAAATCAATTATATGTAGATGGAGGACTTTGTGGTAATTATCCGATTGAATATAATAAGACCTTAAAGTCTAAAAATTTTCTAGGTATCAATATCAAAGTAAAAGATAAAGTTGAAAAAGTAACTGATATATTATCATATATATCTCGCCTACAAATGGCACCAACATCACCATATGATAGTACTGAAAAAAAGAAAAAGAATACTATATTTATAATCGTAGATGAATTAGGCTTTAATTTTGATAAAACAACAGAAGAACATTTAGAAATATTATTACGTGGATATATTGAAACTCAAAAGTTTTTTACTGGTTCATAATATAATCATTCAGGGCATCATGGGAATGAATATTAAATAGATGCGCACTTACAGGAGATACGATCTTTCGATATATTTCTGACCACTTCTCATCCCCCTTTTCAATGTATCCCCCCGAAAAAAGGAGCTTCTTTATCCTCGTCCAAGCATTAACATCTGATGTCAGAATATCCCTCTTATTCATTACTTTCAAAAGTTGATCAATCATTTTACTCTTTTGTTCATCAATGATTACCTTCTTCTTTTCCTTAAAAAGTCTCTTTTGTCTCTTATTCCTCTTCCTGTATTCAAGTAGTTCATTCACCTTGTTATCTTCTTCTTGTACAAGTCTACGATAACGTTGGTGCAGTTTTGATACATCTTCTTCAGAAAGTTTACGATAATAAAACATATTATTGTTAATCTTCTCTTGAATATAATTCTTGTATTGTAGAAAATTCATTCCATCTTTGAGAAATTGTCTCTGTAAACCATAGTGTTTATCCATCTGTGTAACATTTATCTTCTTCTGTTGAACATGTGTTTTCCTTGTTTTCTTGCTATCATGCTTCCAATTCACTCGTGAACGCCCCATTTGTTTATGATTATTATACATCTTTACTTATTTTACTACTTATTTAATAAATAGTTTTCAACTTTTAAATAATTTATTTAAGAATAATTATCTAGTTTCATTCAAATGTTGGATTATCTGTGGTTGGTTGTTGGAGGTGGGATTTCTTCTTTTGTTGCATCAATGGGGATTGGTGCAAATGATGTAGGGAATGCTTTTGCTACATCAATCGGTTCAAAAGCTCTAACCGTTAAAAGTGCTGTTGTTATCGCAAGTATCTTTGAATGTGCTGGGGCTATTTTAATGGGTTCACATGTTACAAAAACTATCCGTAAAGGTATCGCTGATTACGAATGTTTTGAAGATGATCCTGAATTATTAATGTATGGATGTTTTTGCGTCCTTCTATCTGTTGGATCGTGGTTATTCTTAGCGTCCTATTTAGAGATGCCTGTCTCTACAACTCATTCTTGTGTGGGTGGTATGATAGGCATGACAATGGTTACTGGAGGGAGTAAATGCGTAATTTGGTATAAAGCTACGGATTCTTTCCCATGGGTTGGTGGTGTATCTGGAATTGTTATGTCATGGTTTTTATCGCCTATATTTTCGGCATTGTTTGCGTCATTCATCTTTTATATGACACGTTTCACTGTTCTAAGGAAAGAAAATAGTTTTAATCATTCATATAAAACTTTCCCCATTTTTGTAGGTTTAACCATCGCACTGAATACATTCTTTATTATTTACAAAGGTGGGAAAGGTATCGGGTTAGATGATCTTTCGGCAGGTGGATCATTAGTCATTGCTTCAGGAACAGGTCTAATAACAGGTTCAGCAATTATTCCTTTCATTCCAAAGATGAAACAACTGGTAAATGATAGGTTTCAACAAAGGGAAGAGGGAGAAGAAGGCGTAAATGAAGAAACAGAAGAATGTCTCAATGAATTAAATGAAGTTGAACAAGAAGAAAAAAAGAAAAATAAAATCCAACAATGCATCACAAATATCAAATCAAATATTAATTATGATATGGATCAAATCAAAGTGAATGAAGTGAAGGATATTCACGATCATTCAGAAAAGTTTGATGAAAAAACAGAAGAAAGTTTTAAATATCTCCAAATATTTACTGCTATATGTGACTCATTTAGTCATGGGGCAAATGATGTAGCCAATGCGATTGGACCTTATGCTGCGATTGTCAGTATTTATATGAATGATGGAGAATTAGAAAAAAAAGTTGATATGAATGAATATGCTTATTTAATCCTTGGTATGGGTGGTGTCGGTATTTCTCTTGGATTATTCCTTTATGGATACAAGATCATAAGAGCAATTGGTGTAAAATTATGTTGTATTACACCAAGTCGTGGATTTTCCATTGAATTAGGTTCAGCTACGATTATTATTATCGGTAGTCGCTTAGGCATTCCATTATCAACAACACATTGTCAAGTTGGAGCCACCATGGGTGTTGCTGCTTTAGAAGATGTAAAAAAATGTTCGGGGATTAATTGGAAAATCGCATGGAAAGTATTCTTCGGATGGATCATCACGTTAGTAGTCGTAGGAGGATCTACAGCATTGTTAGTTGCTCAAGGCATTTATGCTCCAACAAAAATGATAGAAGAATGTCTCGCAATTGATTTCAATGAAACATATTCTAACAATACAAATTAATCATCAATAGGTTTTAAGTTAAACTTTGGTTTATTCCGTGTTCCATTGGGACAATCATCCTTCTTATTCTTACCAAGAACTAATCCATACTCTGTCTTCTCTTGAAACTTTAACAATGTTGCCTTTACTTCACGTTTATCTGGTCTCTGTTTGGAATGATAACCTTCTTCATCACACCACCTTTCCCATGAATCATACAAATCATCAAAAGAATAGAATTCATCCGTTTCAACAATATCATCATTCATCCAGTTCGCAATAATGTCATTTGATGTACGGTACGCCTTCGTTTTTTCCTTGACCTCCTTCGGTGGTTTTGTCCCTTCAATATTGTATTTACGATATTTGTCTAGAAGTTTAATAACAAACAACGTATTCCACAATTCAAGCTTCTTTGACAATTGTTCATCCGCCTTGTACTGATATGGATCAGCAGGGCTTGGTCTGGGTTCATCCGTAAACTTTGAAATGTATTCTACCACCTCAATACGTCTCCAAATACCACCATCATTTCCACCCAATTTTGGTAGATCATTACACATAAGAATAATCTTAAATTGAGGTTTGAATTGTGTTGTCTCCTTATACAAACCTCTCGTTGTCATCTTATCACCCCCAGTCATCAACTTCAATTTTCCAACATAAATTGTATCTGTTTTCTCTGGTTCCGACATCCACACAAATCGTGCACTCTTAATACTCTCTACTTCAGGTGATGCTGAAGCAGAACACCCTTTCTTGGTTGTTAGATATCCAACATCCATTGACCGAGCATATTCTCCTACAGATAATTCAATCAAATCAACTAACTTTGATTTACCATTACCACCTGAACCTGTCCAAAAGTAAAACTTTTCTTCCCTTATCTCACCAGATAAACAACTCGATAGAAATCGTAGTGTATATTCCCTTACATCAGGATTAGGGAATACCTTTTCTAGAAAGTCATTCAACCCATCATTTAATTCACAATAATTCTCAATTTCTTTGGATACTTCCATAATATCATCAATCCCGATGGGCATCATTGCTTTGGGGACAGGGAGGATAACCTCTGTCGTTAGACTTACATAATCCGAAGGTAATCCTCCACGAAATACACCTTTGTTTAAATCATAAATACCATTCTCGAACCCCACCAAATGTTTTTGATCATCCAGTTTTTCACAGAATTTATTATCATAAAAGTATTCTCTACATTCTTTCATAATCTTATCTTTGTAACTTGAATCCTTTAATTTAACAATTACCTTCCCACAATTCGCAACACGGGTATCGTATATTTGACGGAATTCTGATTCTTCTTCTTCTAATCTAGCTTTTTCTTGATATTTATTTAAATAAAATGCATATAAATCAACTATTTCATTTGAAAGTCGAGACCTTAATCTATGACCTTGTTCTGTAACTTCCCATCTCCCACCAATATACTCATTGAAATAATACCAAAGATTTTCCTTGATATTCGCACAAACAAATCTATCCTTAAAATAGTGGAAAATCACATTTGCAACATCAGCATGAGGACCCGTCGCCTTATCTCCTTTAATACTAAGGACTACAAGGTTTTCAAGTGATTCTTTTTTTATCTCTTCATATTTATCAGGGTCATCTTGCCTAGCCCAAAAATGTAAAGATGCGATTGTAATCTGTTTGTTATTGTTTCGTTGGAACCATTCCCATTGCTTGTTACATTCAGTTTGATCATTGTACATACTCCATTTCATACTAAATGCTATCCATGTTTGCAAAAGATCTGGTGAAATACCATGTAGACAATATCCTATATCAAGCCAATCCGTATAATTACCCGCTCTATCTGCGGATAAAATCATCGTTAACTTTTTTGCGATTTCTAAATCATGTTTTTGGGTTGCTGTAAGCACAGCAGGAAGTATCTCCACTGATTCCACACTTTCCATTGAACTACTAGTCCTTAGTGTTTTAGTTTTAAGTCGATTATTCAAAAATTCTGTGTATTCGACATTGATTTCATCATGGTTAATCACACTATTATTTCTCATAATTTCCAATGGTTCGTCCAAATATATATCAACCGGGAGACTGATTAAAGTATCTGCTGATACTTTTTTAATACCAGTTAATTTATATTTCATATCTTCCTTAGGTTTTCCAGAACCATAAATAAACCAGTTCCCCCCCTTATAAATCGCATCATCAATAATCTCATCCATCGTATTTGAGGGTGGTTCTTTTTCCTCTTCTTCAAAGAATTGATGATAATTCGATTCTAACATTAATTCTCGTAACTTACGATAAGTCTTTTTTTCAGCAATAATATAAGGGAATAAGAGATGAATACCATCTTTGGATTCATATCCCTGTTGAGGCGCATTACATATATTATCCTTTTCCATAATCCAACAGACTTTTTGCTCCTCTGAAAGATTGTAAAGGGTTTCAATATTAGAAAAGATATTATGAATAATTTTTGTTAGAATACTATCATTGTATTGACGATCAGACAACTTTTTTTTATATTTAAAATCAAAATCTACGACTAAACGGCAAACGGATTGTATTTTTTCAACAATAGATATTTTATCTCCATTTGTAAAGAGTGATTTCGTAAGGAGTTTATAAAAGTCATCTATTTCATTATTTGGTATTGTATAGGATTTTCCAGGACTTGGTGCATAAATGATATGTGTGTGTTTTCCATTTTCTGTTTTTGGATGTTTTTGAAGAAAATCCAACAATTCTAAATTAACCATAATATCTTTGATATATTTTTATTCTTATGTATTAATTTTTCAAATTTAAATTAATATTTAAAAAAGAATACACGATATTAATAATAAGATGGAGAAGAAT